CGGTGACGGGGCCGAGCATGCGCTGCATCGACTCCTTGGTCAACCCAAATCTTGCGAGCTGGTTCATTTTATTATTGGTCACTGGCGACGGTGACGATGAAATCGAAGTTCGTCTGCCAGGAATCGTTGAGTTCGTTGTAGCTGTTGTTCTTGATCTTCCACGTTCGCGGGTCGCGGCTGGATTTGGTGTGTCGGCACCGGATGCGAACGTCGATGGTTTGGAGTGCGGAGTTTCGGAGGTGGTGATGGTGCGGGAGTTCGTGGAGCAGGAGGGTCATACCTTTTCGGTGAGTGATCTGATGTACCTGTTCCGCTCCTTCGGTTTGACGTTGATGAGGTATTCGATGGCCATACAGGCGTTGACGCTTGCGGTGTGTTCCCAGTCCTCCTTGTTGTCGTAGTACTCATGCCACCGCTCGTTGGGTGCTACGATGACTTGTCCGGTCTTCCGGTGCTTGAATACGAATGCGGCTGGTCCGATTGGCACGTTCATCGTCCCTCCAACCATTTCTTAAGGTTTTGAAGCTCGTCGGCTTTGGCTTCCAGCTCCTTGACCCGCTTGTTCGCAGCAGCCAGTTGCCGCTCTAGCTGACGAGCGAAGCCGATCTTCACGAACTTATTGAATCCCGCCGTGATGTAGGGCTGCCGGTCTGTGCGCGGGGTTTTGCTGACGACCTTTTTGTTGGCGTTAACAAGATGGTTCACGCCTTCCCCTTCCTGATTTTGAACCACTCACCATGCGCGTCACTGATCCTGACTTTCCCAGTTTTCGTGACGTAGATTTGCAGCAGGTTATCGCGTTTATGCTTCGGTGTTTCAATAGAAAGCACCACCCATCCTTTCTTTAAATCAGAGCAGCAGCGTTCGATTTTGGCTGCACCCCAATCAAACCCCCAATTTGTCTTTGCGTAATGGATTGCACTCACGGCCTTACCTCCTTCTCTTCCCACAGCAGCAGATCGGCTCGCATGGCGTCGTTCTCCTGCTCTAGTTGGGCGATGCGCATATGCTGCTCCGCTAGTCGCTCCGCTGCTTCAGCGATTGCTGAGTTGGCCACGCCATCGTCGGATTGGATTTCTGTTGCCAATATGTGCATGGCCGCGATCAGTGTTTCGGTTGAGGTTTTCACGGCTTGGCCTCCTTGGATTTGCGCCCAATCACTCGATTCCATTGGAGAAGTTTTTTTCCTCCATGAGGCTTGCGCTCCCATAATTCAGCATCTTCACCAACATCAGTGCGACGATTGATCCAGTATTTATGTGGTTGGATTTCGCGAATACTACCGTTGCTATCTTTGTAAATAATAATTTCATCAACGTTCACGGCTTGGCCTCCTTGGCTTTGCGCCATTTGTCTCTGGTTTTAGACCCTAGTGGACAGAACGCTTTGAACTCGGAACACATCTCGTCTCCAACATCCTCCAGCCGCTTGATGCGCTCGTTTGCTTCATCACGCTGATTTGTAAGCATTTGAATCTCACGAATCCGACACAAATCACTCTGTCCTACCCTTCTCCATTGATCGTCATCCCACTCAACGTCGATCTGTGTTCTGCACTCGTAAGTGGCAAACCCTCCATTCGGCGACCTAAGCAGGTTGCCTCCATGAACCATGATCGGCGACTCGCAGAACGGGCATTTGTCTGGTACGGTTTTCACGGCTTGGCCTCCCCTCTGGCTTTGTTCCATGCTTCAGCAGCAGGTGTCGTTGTGGTTTCAACCATCGCATCTCCCGCCTCCTCCAGCCGCTTGATGCGCTCGTTGGCCGAGTTGAGTTCGCGTTCGAGTGCATCAACCAACTCGACCGCTTGATCGAATGCCGGAATTGGGCGAAGGCCAATCGGAGCGTGTTTGATGAGATGATCTTTCCTCGGTGTGTCGTTCATTGCCCCTCCTCCACCACCTTCACCATCGGAACAAAATCCAGACTGTTGCTATCGTCGATTGCGATGCCCCAGTTGTTCCTTCGGCAGCACAGTTCGGTTGCGTTGTAGACCTCCATCATCGTCTTCTCGGGAAGGTAGATGGACAGCAGTCCTTTGAACGTGAGACGTACAGTCTCTGACTGGTTGTTGCTCATTTCGCCTCCTTCTTCTTCCGGTTCCAGTAAGTGATCTGATACGCTTTGACCTTCTTCGCAGCGCGGTATGCCTCGCCCGCTTCCTTGCGTGTCATCTGATACACACCGGTGCCTTGCTGATTCAGCTTCTTGGCCAGCTCGCTCATCGGCCACCTCCGTTCGCGTAGTGGAGGATCAGCAGCGCGTCCGCATTGCCGAGCGTCACATCGAGGTGCGGGTACAGCTCTTGGGCCTTGCTCTTGAGCTTGCGCTTCCACTCAGGGCCGGTGGCGCAGGCTTTGCGACCGCCGAGGCCGAGGGGTTCCTGCCAGACCTTGGGTTCCACGCGGTGCAGCGCGTAGCCGGTGGCGTAGGCCAATCCTTGGATGATGCCGTAGTTCTCGTGGAGCGTGGCGACCGCAGAGGCCGGGGTCAGTTTGCTCACGAACTTGGGCACCTTCTCGATCCACAGGTGGCTATCTGCCAATTTGAAGCCGGTGAGGAGTTGCGCCATGTCGGGGAGTGACTCGGGCATTGGGAACAGGAGGATGCCGTCCTTGGTCTGGACAGCGAACCCGCCGTTCACGCCGGGGTCACATGCGATTACGATTCGATTGCTCATTGGTTGTTTGTTGGGACCGGATGGTGAGAGTGTGGCCTACGTAGATGCCTGCGATCACGCAGAGGGGCATCAGCGCCGCCATAGAGATGATGGTCAGGGCGGTGCTCATCGTTTGAATGCCTTCGAGATGAATTGGGATGCCGCATCAAACTTCCATGTGTGCGCGTTCTTGATTCCGAAACGGGTCAGACAGCGAACCTGCTTTGGTGTGGCCAGCTTGAGGGCCGCTCGATTCATCACACGCTCTAGCACCGCGCTGGCCTGACCGCGGCAGGTGATCGAGTCGGTTGAGAACCCGAAGCTCTTGAGTGTCTTGGCCTGCGATTCAGTGACCGGCTGCGAGTGCCACGGCATGGTCGGTTCCCAGTCGGCCATCGTTGTGTCGTGGATCGACAGGGCGAACTCTAGCGGATCGATGGTCTTACCGGACAGCTTCTTCTTCTGGGCCAACTGCTTGGCCAACGCATTCTCGCGCTGGATCACAGCGTTGCCGACGACATCCTGGAGATCGAACTCGCCCTGCTTGGCCGTGAGTTCATCAGCGATGTCTCCGATCTCATCCTGGGAGATGAGGCGCGTGGGACGCACGAGCTTGTGGCGTCCGGTCATCCACAGGAAGTCGAGGATGGTGAGATGCGTCTTGCCGGCATGTAGCCGGGTTCCTCGCCCGATCATCTGGGTGTAGAGCGAGCGGCTTCTGGTGGGGCGTAGGCAGACGATGGTGTCGATGCTGGGCTCATCGTACCCCTCGGTCAGCATCATGGCATTGCAGAGGACTCCGCGCTGCTTCTGGGCGAACCGCTTGAGGATCTCCTTGCGATCGGTGCTGGTGCCATCCACGTGCTCTGCATCGAGTCCGATAGCGCGGCAGATGGAGGTCATCTTTTCCGATGTGGCGATGAGCGGCAGGAACACGATGGTCTTCTTCCCGCCGAACTGCTTGATCTGGGCTGCTATGCGTTCGAGGTACGGCTCGATGGCGTGAGCGGTGTCATTGGCATCGAAGTCGCCGGCGTGGAACTTGACCTTGGTGAGATCGATGGAGACATCGCAGACACGGGCCTTGATGGGTACGAGATAGCCCTGCTTGATGAGATCGAGGAGTGTGACCTCGTAGGCCACGTTCTCGAAGAAGGATCCGAGCTGCTTCTTATCGGATCGATCGGGGGTTGCGGTGACCCCGAGGATATTGGCCTGCGGAAAGTGGCTTAGGACGCTCTGGTACGAGTCGGCTGCAACGTGGTGCGCCTCGTCGATGATGATGTTGGTGAAGTAATCGGGAGCGAACCGATTGTGTCGGCGTAGAAGGGTTTGAATGGATCCGACGACGATACGGAACTCTGGGCCAGCGAAGTCCTCAGCGCGTTCGAGTGCAGCGTCTCGACCGACGGCCTGCTTGATCTTGTCCTTGGCCTGCTGAAGGAGTTCTTCGCGGTGCGCGATGATAAGGGTGCGACCCTGGGCGCGATTGGCTATGTGAGCGAAGACGATTGTCTTCCCGCCACCAGTGGGGATGACGATCAGCGATCGTTGATAATCTTCCCAAGACTGGAAGACTTGACCCACACACTCTTCTTGGTACGGTCTCAGTTGCATAGCGTGTCGTTGCGCTTTGTTGTTTTGGACTCATGTCACCCCCCGGAGGCTGCAAACTCCGGGGGGCTTTTGTTTAGTGGTTAGATGGTGTCGTTATCCGATGGCACCTTCTTCATACGACGAACACGCAGGGCGGTCTGCTCCTGCCCTTGCTTGTCGGTGTACTTCTCCTCTTCGAGGACGACGATCATCGACAGTCCAACGAAGCCCTGGAGGAACCGTGTGAATGCTCCTCCGACGCTAAAATCGAACTCGGCACCGTCATCGATGTTGGCTTCGGTCGCGCTGATCAACGCCTGTAGACGCCACATCATGGTGTCCTTGAGGATGAAGCGGTCGCTGATGACCTCACCGGACGGACCCTTGTAGCGCAGGGTGGCGACGCTGTTACCGCTCTTATCGAGACCCTCGTCCTTGGCGGACTGGATGACGACGGTGTATTCGCCTGGGCCGGCGAACGGCTTAACTTCAGCTTGGGAACGATCGACTTTGAATTTCATGTGTTGGGATGTGTGTTGCTGTTGTTGTTATTCGGACTGACGAGCCGCCCACGCGGGCAGCGAGAGTGATTGGATCTGGGAGGAGTAGCAGGGCCAAGAGTTGAGTTGCTCGCACTCAACGTAGGTCCGGAGTTGTTCCTCGATGATATCGATTCCGAGGTTGATGGCCTGCTCATCGAGTTCGTAGCAGGCCACACCATAGGGTGCCTCCTTCTCGACCGCGATGAACACGAACCGGTGGATGCCAGTGATCTGGCGATACCACGCGGCTTGCACGTGATATCGGAACTGAGCGCAGGACTTTGCAAATGCGATCGGAGATGCGTCCTGGGTGGTTTTGACATCAATGATGTAGTCCTTCCCGAGCCCGTCGATGCGGGCTTTGACCTTCACGCCCATCCAAGTGTCGAAGCACGAGACCTCGGTCTGGATGCCGTTGAGGAGCGGAGCGGCGGCGGGGTGAGCGTGAACCGCGGCTGCGGCTCCGGTGATGTTGTCCCACTGCTCTTGGTTGAGCGGGATCTTACCAGAAGCGATGACCGCCTCGTAGGCTGCTTTGCCATCCTTGTTGCGCCGATCGCCTGTGAACAACGTGTAGTTCAGTGCGAACAGCTCAGGCTCAAGGATCGCCATGTGAACGGCAGTCCCGAACTCAAGAGCGGGGGACGACTCGTTTTTGGTCGTACCATCCTGCCAAGCGCGGAAGTGGGCGGGCGACTTCCGGAACTGATCGAGTCCGGACTTCGAGAGAGCCTTCGTGCCGTGGTAGATTGCCGCCGGCATGTTGCAGATGAGTTCTCCGCTCACGGCTGCACCTCCGCGTTCACGATCTCAGGAGTCACGATGACGGGCAGCTTGCTCAGGATGAGGTCAGGCTTGCTGATGTACTTGCTGGCGAAGGTGTCATCCAAATCGCGGAAGGTCTGGCCTTCCTTGATTCGACCAGCCTTGAGCAGCAGCGCGTTCACATCGTACTCACGAGCCTCGAAGAGTTCTTCGAGCTTGGCCACGAGGTCGAACGCTTTGGCGGGAGCGACAGCCACCTCAGCGGGAGCGGGCTGGAAGTCCTCGGTCTCCTCAGGGGTGTAGATGCCGGCCACCACCTCAGGAGCGAGCATGCGGATTGCCTTGGAGATACACCGAGCACGGAGCATGGCACCCGGATCCTTGGCCCACCCGGAACCCGGCTTGGCGGGCAGGAGACCAGCGAGCTTGGCGTCCTCGGTGGAGAACCCGATCTCGCACTGGTTACCATCGTAAGTCCAGACCGCGATCGCGGCCTTCTGGTCGAACTGCTTCCACAGCACTTTGCCACCGCGAGCGCGATAGCCGGCCAGCATGGCATCGCTCCTCATGGAGAGAGAGCCGTTGATGATGTGGTACTCGCGCTTGAAATCGAACGGGGTCTTCTTCTCGGCGGCGCACTGCCACGCGATCAGTTTTCCCTGTTCGACCTTGGTGCATCCCAGCATTCCACTGGAAGCTATCCACTCGCCCATCTTCTCGATGGCGGTGATGGGGTCTGCGATCTTGCTGTACATCTCGGAAGATGCATCAGCGGTTGTCGTTGCGATTGCGTTCATTTGTTGTTTCGGAGTAGTTGCTCGATGACGTCGGAGCGGACACGGATCGTGCGCTTCGTTGCCTTCATGGCTGGAAGCCGACCATCCCTGATCCAGCGACGCACGGTCTCGGGATGAGTCCCGAGCGTCTGTGCGATCTCTTTGATCGAGAGTAGATTTACGCTCACGGGGAAGAAGTTACCCCGTGTTGCCGAGTGTTGCAAACTATTTCTTGCGGAAATTATTCCCGCGTGTTGCTCGGGGCTTCTCCGGTCTCGGAAAAGTCGCGCATCAGACGCAGCGCAGCCTCTCGATTCGGAGCTTTATTGACGGCTCGAGCAAGTGACTCGATGGCTTGAGCACTGGCCTGTTTGCTGCGGAGTCCGGTGGCTCCGACCGTGCGGGCAAGCACCTTCGCTGCGAGGTAGGTTCCGCCGATGTCAGCAGCGTAGGTCAGCAATCCAGCAAGAGCAGCAGTGCCGAATTGGCCTCCAGTGGCAAGAGTTCCTGCAACAGCAAGCGGAGCTTTGAGTCCGCTCAAAGTAGCCCGCTCGACGATCTGGCCACCGGTTGTCTGGCCCGCTCCACCAGCACGAAGCTGGCGATCTCGGATGATTTCAAACGCAGGAAGGAGTTCGTCTTCGATCTGCTTCAGTACTCGCGGGCCAACGATGTTGGAGAACTCCTCTCGCGTTGAAGGCGTTTCGAGAGTCTTGCGAATTCGGTTGAGATCAATGTTCTCTGCACCTGGAGAAACCCCCTTCTGGCGCGTTCCAAACAGGATGTCCTCGATTTTGGTGGCCCGCGTGTTGATCAGCGCATCAGCGGCGGCTTTGCGAAGCTCTGGAGTGGCCGCGTTGCTGACCTGATCCTCAAGCGTGTTCATCACGGACTTGATGTCCCTGGAGTCTTCAAGCAGGCCAAGAATGCGCTCGCTGATCTTGTATCCGGTGAGCGTATCGGATTTAGCCGCCTCACGAGCTTTCACAGCCTCCGACAGTTCGGCCTCAGCAGCACCAAGGTTTCGGTTCAGCTTTTCCAGATCGTCGATGGGTCCAAGCCCAAGAGCCTTGAGGGTTCCCGGAGATTGGGACTCCATGACGTTCAGCTTGGTGAGCAGGCCACGGTAATCGACCTTTTTATCTTTGGTGCTCGACTGGATCAGGTTGTTAACAACATCGAAGTTGCGGAGCTGAGCAAGGTTTCCGAACCCAAGTTCCTGAAGCGACCCCGGGGCTGTCCGCTCGATGCCGTTGAGGATTCCAAGCAGCTTGGTGTTGTCGATTCCGCCAGCGGCGTTGGCCGCTTTTGTGGCAATGAACTGCTGCACCAGAGAGTTGATCTGGGAACGATCAGGAACGCCCTCGACACCGATAGCCTTGAGGTTGTCGAGTAGGTCTGAAATACCTCGGTATTCAATGCCTTGAGTGCCGTACTTCGTGACCGAGTTTCCAAGCTGTTCGAGGAACTTCTCAGGAGTGGCTTCAATCCCTTTGAACGCCTTCTCAATGTAGGGATTCTCCCACAGACCTCTGACCTGAGCGTATTTCGCTTGAGTATCCAGAAACTTCTGAGCGATCTCAGGTTTGAACACGGTCGGAGCCTGCTCGTTCATCAGCGCCGTGATCGAGTTGGCCAAATCCTTGGCTTGAGCTTGGGCCGGCGTACGGTACGCCTCGTTCGAGTAAGCCCAGTTCTCAAGATCCCTTCGGATTCCACGAAGCTCATCCAAAGAGAACTTTCCTGGAACGTCTCTGTATTGGGTCTGGAAGCCGGTGTAGATGTTTCCAGCAGTACCAGCTGGAACCTTTGAGACCTTGTTCAGCCGGCCAATGATCTCTCCAAGAACCGGAATCTTAAGGTCTGGCAGCTTGTTAGAAAGCTCGCGCACTTTCTGAGACAGGTCTCCAAGCTCGAACACCTCATCCTGAGTCGGAATGCCCGCGTATTCCTTCTTGAAGAAGTCGTCCGTGAGCTGTTTCAGGCCTGGAGGCTGGCCTTCTGCCGGCTGAGTGATGAGTTGCTGGATCCTGAAGCCTTGGCGAGCCGTATCAGCGCCCGTAGGAACTCCAGCAGGGAACGCTTCTCTCGTAGCTCGTGCTTCTTGTGCCGCGATCCTAGGATTCAGTGCTCCAGCGATCTTCTGTTCGGTCTGAGTGCCAAGAGAATCCACGAACTGGAGCCAATTCTGCTCTACATCGCTGAGTTCTCTGGTTCGAGTCTCCTTGAAAGCCTGCTGCTCAGACTGCATCAACTCATTGCCGTATTTCTTGGCCTCGTTGACCGCGTTTTGGAGAGCTTCAGTGGCCCCGGCGAATGTTCGGCTCTGCCCGGTGATGTCATTGACCTTGTTCAGGCCCAAAAGTTGAACCGCATCCTCGTAAACGCGGACAACATCGGTCGGATTGACCGATCCACCAAGTTCGCGGGCGCGTCTTTCGATCTCAGCGACCTGATTTTCCTCAAGCTGACGCAGAGTGTTGAGGCCCATCTTCGATTGCGCCCTCTGAGCGAACGAAGCGAGACCTGGAACCACATCTGTTGCCAACGGAGTGATGCCAGCTTTCTCAAGAACCTGGGCTTTCTCTCCAGCTTTGCTGAAGAAGCTGCCAACAGCTCCAGCCGCACTCTCTACAGCTTTCGGAACACCAGCAAGACCACCTGAAATAACGAATTCCTTGAGCGCAGAACGCGCATCAGTGACTCCTCCTTCGAGCATTCCACCGGCAACACCACCCGCTCCTCCTGCCGCCACATTCTTTGTTAGTGGATTCAACAGAACATCTATCGCGCCACGTGCAATTCCGCCTTTTACGAACCTGTTGGCAATATCAGTCAAAGGACCACCAGCCTTGAGATAAGGAACCGATCCACGGACTGTTGATCCAGCGATTTGACCCGGACGATATTCCTGTCCTTCAGCCAATTTCTCGTAGGTCTGAGCACCGGCTTCGCCTGCTCCTCCAGCGGCTGCTCCAATCGCCATCGTTGCAGGAATGCTGGCACCTCCGGTCGCAATACCTGCGGCAAGTGGAACACCGTATCGAAGTGTTCCCTTGATAGCCTTGGCCTCAGCTTCGGGGCTCATTGGCCCACCACCGCCTCGCATCTCCCTCAGAACGCGAAGCCTCTCAGCCCGATCCTGCTGCTCTTGAGACATCGGCTCTTGAACTCCTGCAAACGGAGCGAGCATTCCTCCTTGAGATTGAGCACGAGACAGGGCTTCGGTGCGTTGTTGTTGATTCTGAGCGTCCTGATTGGCCACCTCACGCCTGACAGCATCAGAGATGACATCCTCTGGGGTATCATCAGGGAAGCTGAGTATGCCGAGACCTTCGACTTTAACTTGGATAGCCATGTTATTTCCTCGTTCCAGAACGCGTCATTTCGATCACTTTTCCGCCTCCAGCAGCAGGAGCTGCCGCGGCACCCTGAGCACCTGACGTATACGAGCGAACGCCAAACGTAGGTCTGATCTCTTGGTAGTTCTTCTTCAGACCAGAAACCCTTTGGATGATTCTGGGATCTATAGACCTTCCAATATCGATGTAGATTCCAATCGGATCTTCGCCTTGCAGTCGATCGATGTACTGGATGGCACGATTCAAGAAGTCCTTGTCCGCAGGAGAACCCCAAGACAACGAAGAGCTGGCCTCTTCACCGGCGGTGAGTGACGCACCAAACAGTGTCTTTCTAGGCCCTTGCTTGAACGACTCATATTCAGCCTTCAATGCTCTTGCGAGTTCACGCTCATCGTCGTTTGCGAAGAACTTGGATCCCTTGGTGTTCAACTGGTCGGAGATGTATCCGAAGTTGTTCTCGGAGAACTTCTTGAGGCCACCAGGAGTGGCGGCAACGCGAGCGATGAGGCTTGAAACCCGATTGGCTCCATCAAGCGATTCGGTGTAAGTCTTGATCGCTTTAACTTCATCGCTCGTAGGTCCATCACCAGTGCCGGTTGCCGCTCGGAACTTGGGACTCTTAATGATGTAATCCGGAAGGTACGGAGACAGCTTATACAGCTTCACCGGATCGCGCTCTTCGACTGGTCCATTCAGAATGTTCGTGGCCTCAACGACCGCATTCTCCTGAGCCAGCTTGTTCTTCTCCGTAACACTCTTCTGGAGGTCTTTGTTGGCCCGCGCATTCAACCCCTTGTAAGCACTAAGCGGGAGTTTTTGAATCGACTGCTCGTCGTAACCCTTGAAAGCCTCAAGATCAGGATTCTGATTGAATAGCTCGATGGCCGCGTCCTTGTCTCCAGCTTGCCTGATCTCTTGAGGGTACAGCGACTGAGCCTTGATGCGAGCTTGGTACGCCAAAGCGGAAAGCTCTCCGGGGGTTTCATTGCCGCGGAGCTGGACGTTTGAGCCCTTGAGAAACTCGAAGTCGTTGAGCGCCTGCAATCTCTTGTTTTGCTCAATTTCGGAAGCGCGTTTAACCGCCTCGGATTGAGCCTGAGCTGCGGCAATTTGGAATGCGGGTTCAGATTGCAGCGGTGACTGATAGGGTCCAGTGGGGCTTTGAAGACCTTCTGCGGTTCCCTGTGCCGCAGCAACTTCTCGTTTAATACCCTCGCTCCTGATCTTTTCCATCATCTGTTCAATGCTGGAGTTTGGATCGAGAGTGATTCTCTGCTGGAGAGCATTGGCCATCAACTGACGCTTGATGGCGCGGTCCTCATCCCGCTTGTTCAGCTCCTCCTGAAGCAGCGCCTGACGGGCCTTGTTACGCTCGCGGATCTGTTCGTTGGTGCCAGTGAACTCGCCGGCCAGACCGCCGGTCAGCATGGTCAGGCCCTTGAGGAACGGATTGATGCGCTGGGAAGCAGCGGCTTCGAGATTGATGGGTGTAGCCATAGATCGTTAGCTCTGTTCGTTGAGGATGGACCGGCGGGCCATGCGACCGCCCATGCTTCGCATCGCCGCGGCGAGGATCTCCTCGGGATCGTAGTTGATATCGCGGAAGTACCGGCTCGGGATCGTCTCACGATTGCGAGTCAGCACGGGGTTGACCGGAAGATCGGGCAGCGGGGTCGTAATGACTGGCCTGCTGAGCACCGAGGTGCCGGGGAGGACGATCGGGTTGCGAGTGGGCGCGGGCTCTTGGAACTCGAACTCTGGAGCCTTGGGAGGAGTCGTGACGGTGACACGCTCCTCGAACACGGGCTGCTGAGTAATGACCTGAGTCTGAGGAGCAGGAGTCGTCGTTACGCTCTCAGGAGGAAGCGTGATGGTCGGAGCCTGTCCTGGAGGGAGGATGTTGGTCGTGCCTTCAGGGGTGACGATAGCTCCGTCTTCGCGGACGTAGGAATCACCCCGAGTTCCAGGGGTGTAAATCGGCATCTTCCCGTACTTGAGGTAGTATTCCTTGATCCAATCGGGCAGGACGCTGACCTCGGGTTCCTCCGCGGCAACCTGCTCGTAAGCGGTAGGAGGAGCAGCGGGCTCCGGTTCCGCAGGCGTGACGGGTTCCTGCGGCAGCGGATTGAACGTGTTCACGCTACTCAAGTCGGGAGTGACCGGAGCAGTCTGAACGTCCGTGGTTGGCCGATAAACATCAGTCCAACGAGTTGGAGCACCGGGAGCATAAGTCGATGCCTCAACTTGAGGCTCTGGTGAGTAATAGCTCAGTGGATCGACCGGAGGTTGAGCGTATCCGGACGCGGTAACAGGACCGAACAGCGCCGAAATCTCTGGAGGCAGAGTGGTCGGAGGAGCGGGAGTTTCTCCTCCGCCGATCAACCAGTAGTTGGATCCTGTATCGGTTGCCATTGATCAGGCTTTCGGGATGAGGCTCTTGATCCGACCGAGCATCCAGTTGGCCACGAGCTTCTTGGTCTTGGGCTTGTCCTTGAGCCACTTGGCGAACTTCTCGGCATTGCTGTCGTAGAAACTCTTGAACCACTTGGGACCGACAAGTTCCTTCCAGAAGTAGAACGCCTCCCACTGATCGGGGATGCATTCGCGGGCCACGTAGCAGCCGCCAGCCAGATTGAAACCACTGCTCCCGTAAGCCTGACCGAGGTTCTGGAGACCACCGGTGATGCCACTGATCATGGCCAACGGAGAACCAGCCTGCGAGGCTTGGAACGCGTTCTGGGCGTTCTGTAGAGCGAAGCTGGAACCAGTCTGGAGCAACTGACCCGGACCAGCCTGCTGCATGCCCTGCATGAGCTGGGGAGCAGCGAACGGAGAAGCGCCCTGCTGGAGACCTCCGAGCTGGGCGGCTTGCGAGACGATCGGCTGGAGCCCCAGGGCGGACTGGATGTTGGCGATGTTCTGCTGGCGACCGGCCTGCTGTTGCTGCTGCGCGGCCATCTGGCCTGCAAAGCTCTGCTGCATCGCGGTGTTCCGCTGACCGGTGGCCGCGAGGATGTTGTTGAACGCTTCCTGAGCCTGACGATTGGCGACATCGCTCGTGGTCTGACCGCTCTGGAGAAGGCCAATGGCCTGCTGCCGGCGCTGCACATCCGCGTTGGCGATCGCCTCGTTGACGGCGCGGGCCTCGCGGAAAGCGGAGAGGTTGCCGAGGATGTTTCCCGTGGCTGTTCCACGGGCGCGAGCGGCCTGCTCGGCAGCGCGGATCATCGCGGGATCGAGAGTGCCAGCCTGAGCGAGACCGGCTCCGATTTGGCGTTCGAGGTCGCTGCGGATGGACTGAGCGTATCCGGTATCCTGTGGGCCAGCAGGCATACCCACTCGCTCGTAGGTGGGAGCGGTGGGAGAAGTCTCAGCAATCGGAGCTTTGCCGATGTCGCTCAGGAACTGGGAATAGAGACCAGGAGTTCCAGGTCTTCCATCGACAGCAGCAGTGCCATACCGCTCAGGGTCAAGAGCCTGAAGCTCGGCACGGCGCTGTTGCGCGAATCGGGTGCCATATTCTTCAGCGGCTTTAAGTTGAGCAGCGGCCTGTTCTGGGGCAAGAGCCGCAAGAGCACGAGCAGTCTCTCTAGTAAGATCGATGTCACCTTTGCCAGTGAAATCAACCTTGCGCTCACCAATGATTTTTCCAGAAGCATCATATACTGGATACGTTGCTTCAGTTCCAAGCCTCGAAGCTGTTTCGATCGCCCGGAGGATTGGGAAAGTCTGTGCTTGAGCGTAAACGGCTTCCCGGTTAGCCGCCGCCATGTCTGGTGCCCTATATGTTCCGCCCATAGCAAATCCTGTTGTTCATCAGAAGTTTGAAGTACCTGTCGAAATCGTACAAACGGGAAACGCCTTTGCGGATTCCGCCGAGCTTGGTCACGCGATCCGAGCACATGGCCTGCATGCCCATCCAGAGCGTCTGCACGGCCATAGGCTTCGTGGTGGCTACGACCTCGATCCACGCTATGTGACCATTGGGATCGTCTGCGTAGATATCCTCGGCCTCATCGGCAGAGCTTAGGAACCGCACAGCGCCCACACCGCAGCATTCGCCATTCTCGTCTTGAACGATACCGATCTGGCGTTTGGCATTGAAAATGCCGATCCAGTTGAGGATCTGGTCATCGTTCCACGTGGAACAAGTGGGCCACTTCTCCTTCAGCAGCTTGGCCGCGGCTAGGATTGTGGGATGCGGGGTCATTGCTGGGGACGAATGGAATCGACGAATCCGGACAGGATCGTGGACTGGAGGCTCATGCGGCTTCCGCTGGTCGTGTTGATCTTGAACTGGATGTTGTTCCAACGCCCTCGGCTGATGAGGTTGTAAGCCGCCAGGAACTTCTGGGTGCTCGGGATGTTGATCGCAGGATCGATCGAAGTGAACGTCCCGCTCATGTTCGTGGCGTATGAGAGCGAAGCACCGATGCTCGAAGCATACGGGTTATCGAGCGCGATCTGGATGCTGTATCCGATCTTGTCGGGGATCGGTTCCCCGAGGTTGTACGCCTTGGTGATGACCGTTGACTGATACGCGCTACCGCCATCGAGGTATGCCGACTGCTGCACGGGGCTCAGGCGGGTGTTGGGCAGGTAGTCGTTGAACGACCAGACTTGGCCCGCACCTTCACTGAGCGAGATGATGTCGCCGGCGAACATGAGCACAGGGCCGAAGTTCGAGAAGGCGGTGGGGATGAAGTCGTTGACCTGCCAGTTGTCCCAGTAACCGAGCCACGAGCGGGCCAGTGAGTGGTAGACGATGACCGCGTTGTTCTGGTTAAAGGTTCCTTCGAGTTCAATCGACGAACCGGATTCGAGCAGGAGCGCCTCCTCGCTCTCCAGTCCGATGGAGAACGGTCCAGCGGTGACGAACGGAACGGCCAGCAAGTAGCGGTTGTTCCAGAACACGCCGTCGCAGTATTCCAGCTTGGTCTTGTCGATGCGGCTGATCAGGTCGTTGATCGGGCTGCTGAGCGCGAGGCCGACGCTGGTCTGGGTGCCCGCTTGGATCTGCGCCATCGACCGGATGCCGTCGCGGGACAGGAAGAAGACATCGGCACCGACAGCGGTGATCGAGCGGTGCGAGGAGCAGCCGATGTTGCCTGAGATGAGTGTGATGACCCAATCGGCGGGATCCTGCGTAGGATCGGCATCCACGCTCCAGATCGAGCGTTCCTTGAAGACGAGGAGCTTGTATCCGAACCACGAGTAGAGCCCGCGGATCGGATCGCCATCGCCACCGACACGGATAGAGCCAAGCGGATCCCATGACTCGCCATCGAGCAGATCAGAGAAGTAGAGGGTGTCGGGCTGGATGCTGGTATCTGCGGACACGGCCCACAGGCGGTTCGTGTGCGTCGTGAGATAGAGCGGCTTTGCGGGCGCTGCGAGCGAGACGAAGGCGACCGCGTGGGACTGGTTTGCCGGCGAGATGGAAACCGTAGGAGCCGTTGTGTAACCGCTGCCGGGGTTCGTGATTACGATGGAAAGGATGGCACCGTCCCCACCGATTCTGGCTTCTGCGGTAGCCGTGACACCGCTGGGCGGAGCCGATATGGTGATGGTGGGAATCGAGCTGTGACCGGAACCCTGATTGATCACATCGATGCGGCTGATCTTGCCGGCAGTGATCGCTGAGTTGGTGTTGGTGCTCGTGACATAACGCAGCGCGGTATAGCCGTCTGCGTAGAACAGCTTGTCGTTGAGCTGGGCGAAGTAGACGAACCGTGACGCGTCGTTGATCGTCGAGCTGCTGATGATGTTGTACGAGACTCCGGGTGATCCGTAGTAGAGGCTCTTGGCACCGGTGTTCCGATTGAGAACGGCGATGACGAGGCGCTCGGAGGCCGCGGTATCGAAGTAGAATCCAGAGAAGACCTGCGAGTTGGTGGGCAGGTTACTGGCGAAGTTGGAAGTGGTGGACTCCCAGTTGGTGATGATGTCTTCCCAGTTGCGCGATTCGCTGTTGCCGGTCAGCGAGATGGTCCCGAGGCGCGTGACGAGGTTGCCGAAGTCGTCATAGTCCATGTTGATGGCCTCTTCCATGCTCGTGGCAGGAATGGCATCGGGACGAGTGGCAGAGATGACCCCGGTGGAGAAGCCGTTGCTTCCATCCAGAAGCATCTGGTCATCGAGCGCGTCTGAGGATTGGAAAGGCATTAGAGGATGTCCTGGAACGTGTAGTCGTAGAGGCTATCCGGGATGATGCGGCTGATCTGCTGCTGCTGGCCACGCTCCATGTCCTTCATGATGCTCACCTGAGCAGCGCCCTCTTGGAACTTGGCCTGCGCCTTGCCGTACTGCCTGCTGTATTCGAGGAGATCGCCTT